TTGGCTCATTAATCTGCCAATTGTCTATATTGAAGAAGTCTTGTAGAGCTAGAATACATCTAGCAATAACATCTTGGCTAGTATAGTTTGGTCTAATAACTATATCGAAATTACATCCTATATTGATAATATAGCCAGGTTTGATATTAACAGCATCTGTCAACATCCTATAATCCTTCAAATATGTTTGAATGTTTTGAAGCATTGCTGGTGAAGGCACGTCTAGTTGCCCATTACTATTTAAACCAAGAATGTATAAGCTGATAGATAGTGGATCACGCTGACTTGGATCTTGATTCATGTAGTTTCTGAAAGTAGCATCATCTTTAGTAAGATACGCCTTAGCTATTTCACCATATTGAGAAGGCATAGAAAGTGTTCTTGCTAAATAATCTTCTTGAGTAACCGCTCGAAGTTGAGACGGGAATTGAGAAGCTATATTTAATCTAAGTTGTTCAACAGAGTCACCATCACCGCCGCCTGCAGCAGGGTCTGGATTGTTTACGACTATCGTATTTTGATAAGTTGTATTTCCAGATACAGTATATGATATAAGATCAGTTAATTGGTTAGATAATACATTTGCAGAAGCACCTCCACCTACAAGGTATTGGAATGTTATTGATGTATTCTTAGGAGCAAGACCGTAAGTCTCTGTAGTTACAAAGTTAGTTGGGTCAAATGAGCTCGATAATGTGCTTAAACCACCACCAGTTAATCCAACACTAACAGTATTTGGATTAGGTATAACAGCTGTGTCTGCCACAGAATTAATACCTGAGCCGAACTCTATATCCAATGATCCGTCTACTTTAAATCTAGAAACAAAACGTCTAGGAACTTGTAGCTTCTGTATCATGTAAGGAACCTGATTCTGATATTGATATAAGCTAGGGTAGTTAGCGGCCGTATTTTGTACAGGCTTCAATATATAGTCTTGAGCTAAATACGGTACTTCATACCAAGTATTACCATTAGAGTCTTTAGCATTAAGAATTGTTATAATAGAACTATCTTGAAGATTAATTGTAGCGAATCTTTGAGCAGTGCCAAAACTAAATGTTTGGGTTTTAGCTTGCCCAGATATTGCTTCAACAGTCTTCTTTAGTAGATAAGATGTAGGAACATTAGAACCATTTACTGTATAAACTTCAACAGTAGTTGGATCCAATGAAGATGATGTAGTAAAATCAACTTTCTGTGGTACATAGAAAACAACGGAACTGTTTACATTTGACTTAACCTGCATGCCTTGTTCAATAATCATAGCATATGTAAAGTCTGGCAAAGTATTTGGACCTACTGTAACAGAAGGAACTTGTTGATAAACATCTAGCATTACTGTAGCAGCAGAAGTAACTTTAGGTCTATAGCCTAACATATAGGCCATGCTGTATAAGTTTCCTTTTTGCTTAGAATACTGTAGATAAGTCTCTTGTATTTGATTATCTAGATAGAAAGAAAGCACGTCTCCTACATAAGAAGCCATTTCAATAAACATACTACCAGGTGATGCCTGGGTAAAGTCATTATAGACAGTAGGGTAATAGGCTTTAGCATACTCAATTAGATCTGCTCTAAACGAGGTAAAGTCTTTGTTAAGATATTTTATATCTACTTGATTCAACATTTTTACACATTTTGAATTGTCAACGTAACTGAATCATTTTCGTTTGATCTTAATAGTCTATAACTAAATTGTATGTTTATTGAGTTGTAGTCGGGGTTTCCAATTATATCAAGAGTAACTATCTGAACATTTGGGAAGTTAGCTTCTATCTGTGTTCTAATGGAGTCTTTTAAATCTTCAAAAGTAATTTGATCTATTGGTTCAAACAATCTTGCTCTAAGACCTGCTCCAAAAGTTGGGTTAAATGGCCTTTCTCTTGGGTCCGTCAACAAGAAGTTGATCAGGTTATATTTAGTCTGGTCTTTAGTGGTATAAACTGTAGAAAATACGTTTTCAGCATCAAAAGGAATTTTAACACCAACTCCAGTTGATGGCCTCAAATCTACTACTGATATTTTCTTTATTCCGTATGCCATTAGATCTGACCTTGTTGTTTTAATTTACCCATTAGAGCAGAGAAGTCTGGAACCTCATTGATCTGAACAGCATTTATGTTTGAGCTAGGTTTAGCGGATCCTAACATTCCTTCAACACTACCTACTTTAACTTGACTAGGTTGGAAGGCTAAAGCTGGATGTACATCTGCCGAAGTCATAGAAAAGTCTTCTTGGAGCATAGACTTGGCAGTATCATTCAAAAAGGCGGCCATAGGGTTTGATGTATCAAATTTGATCTGAGGTCTAGAAGCCTGGGTGTTCAAAGTCCCAGGAATCTTAGCCTTAACCTGTTCTTGTAAGCTCTTCTGAGCAGATTTTACCGCAGGAGCCTGTACTTCTTTGAGAAGTTTAGGTAGTTCTTCTCTTAGAACAGCTCTGAGTTCTTCACGGATAAGCTTCTTTAGTGCATCAATTTGTGCCATATCTTATAAATATTTTGTGTAAATATATTTGGTTTTAACCTTGTCTTAGTTGTTGGATCTTTTTTTCTGCCTCTTTAATCTTCAAAGTTCTGTCTCTTATGATAGCAAGTCCAACAACTCCTTGAGTAGCTGCTAAAGCTATGTCTCTTTTCCAGTCTTTAATCTTGTCTTGTAAGTTTTGTATCTCAAGTTGATTAACTTGTTTATTCTGTTGTGCCTGTAAACCAGAAGTAAATTTTCCTTGTGGGTCCGTTCCTTTTAAACTTGTTCCTAAACTTCTAGCATTTTTAATCATTTTTTCTCTAACTCTTCTTCTTAGTGCTCGGCCTCCTGGAAGATTATTTACAAAAGAGCTGAGTCCTAATTCATCATCCGTATCATTAAAGCTCTCAAGATCTGTTAAGTCTAGAGTTATATTATCTAGATTTACATCATCAATACCTAAAAAAGCTGCTGCATTAGTAACTGTAACCTGGTCATCTGCAGAAAGTGAAGAAAGTCCAGTGTTAACTAAACCTTTTGATACCAATAGTACTTTTACTTCATTAATTATAATAAGATCAAGGGACGCAAATGTAGGTGTAGATTGAACAACCACATATTGGTTAGCGTCTTTTGCTATACCATATCTTCTTTTTAAATTGATCCCTTCATCAACTACCTCTTCAGTAACTATAGATATAGTATACCCTCCAAAAAGACTTTCGGCGGCTTTTTGTTGATTATTGTACCTATCTAAGAAGTCTTGTAGTCCTTGAGAAGTTTTTGTTAGGCTAATAACAGTATTATCAATTTCTTTTATCAGATCAATATCTGGGTTTGAGCAGGACTCCAAGTTTAATATCATAACTTGAAGTTTTAATATAATATTTTGTACTGCTGCAACTATGCTAGTAACAAGAATTGCCATTAAATCAATGACTGCTGAAATTTGTTGTAAGCGTGTAATTAGTTTCTTTTTTCCTTTTTGTTGTACTACATTTTCATATGTGCTAGAAACTTTAGTATTGAGTCCTAGTGTTGATAATAATCCTGGGAATGGATTAGCAACAAAGAATGCGGAAATTACATTAAATATTTGTATAAGTAAAATACATATTTTAGTAATTACTTGTAATGTTTGTATATAGCCTAATAATTTTTGACCTATATCATTTATAGTATTAACTGATTTTACAACAGATCTTATTGCAATAGCTGTTTTTTCTGGATTTAATATTAATTTAGACCAGTCAGCAAGTTCTTCTCTGATACCTAAATTTAATGAACTATCTACAAAACTTATCGCATCTTTTGGACTATTTAGTGCTTGAATAAGAATACAATATTGTCATTATTTATTTGTCTAACATCAGTATATCTGTCTATTAAACTAAAGCCATTTTGTAAAAAATTATTAGCGTTTCCTAACTGGGGGAAGTTTTTTCTAAGTAGTGGATCATTTATACCAGACGTTGGACTTAATACAGTATCTCCTAATGTTTGTTTAATATTTTGTATTAACACGAACAAACCTACTTTACTTTGTGGATTATTATTATCAAGATAGTCTCTATAATAATCATCAATAAATTTTTGTGTATCAAATGCTGCTTTTTGAACGTACCACTTTTTTAAAGCTAAAGAATCATCTGAATTAGGGCGATTATTAGGATCAAAAAGTTTACCGGCTGGTATTTGAGATATAGCATAATTTAATATGTCGCACAAATCTATTGATGCTATGCCTTCTAATAATTTTATTATTCCTTTATTTAGTAATCTTTTTATAAGGTTTCTAGACTCCCTACCAGAAGTAAATTTACCATAAAATATTTCATTTACTTTTCCTTGGACTTTTATGATAAATCTTGCAATAACCCCTATTCCTTTTTCTAGTCCCTTTGCAGATGTAGTATTGATATTAAGTTTATCATTTCCAAATTTAACCCAACCTTGATTATATTTATCCTGCCCAACTCTATCAATAGCTTGTTGTTGGCGTAGTTTATCAGCTTTTTGTTTTTGTTGATTTTTTCTAGTAAAATCTACAAATTTTTTATTTTTAGGGTCGTTAAGACTCTTGCTAAGCGAATAAGAAAAATTAGTAGGAAGTCCAAGTGCCATGATTATCTAGTAAATGAGTTTTTAGATAATATTTGAGAAGTAGCAGGGTTTAAATCTAATTTTAATCTAGCAACTGCTTCTCCTAATAAACTTCCTGCTGAGCTTATAAGTTGCATAGACCTACCTAAATCAGATTCTGATGCTTGTGATAAATTTATAGCTAGTACATTTAAGGCATCCACAATAGATAGCAGTTTTTGATTCAGTGTTCTTCCAAGAACAACAGGTTCACCTAAAGCCTGAGCTTTATTTCCTAATTCTATGACAGGTCCTGCCAATATAATTTTTTCTTTTGCATCTAAATTAATTGTTCTATTTGAAGATAAACCTATAGCTTGACTACCAAATAAAAATATAGCGTCTTTCTTAGAATGAAGGGTAACTCTATCAGAAGTCAGAATTATTTGGTTGCCTTTATAAGGAAAAACTGGTATATATGGTATTTGTATTGCCATCAGTCTATATTTGATCTATCTTGTTTTTCTGCAGAAATAAATTGATTTGAGACAGGTAAATACTGAGTAGTTAACGTAGGTTGTTGTATAGGATCAATAGATATTCCAAATGAGTTTAAAGGAAACGCACTTTTTGTTATGTCTTCTAGAAAAATAGCTTGTGTACTAGTCATCCAAATAGCAGACCCGTCTTTATTAATATCCTCTACTAGAGTTTGTTTTTCTGTAATTTTATCAGCTTTAGGTTGGCTATTTAATATAATTGTGATAGGATCACCATTATTTCCTGCTGCTGACCAATTATTAAGTACTTCAGGTTTAGAAGTGCGCTGATTTATATTACCTTGAACTGTAGATCCAAATCTTATAGATTGACCAAATCTAGATTGGATAATTGTATCTCCTTCAAAAGGCTGTATGTTTCTAATAGATCTTTCTTCAAAAGTAGATCCTAAAGGAAAAGACCCTGTTGTAGCATTTCCAGAATATCCAGGTTCATTTATAGTTTGTTGTAAATACTTAGCGTACTCTAACATGTTAGGGAAAGCACCGTGGTTTGATCTATTCCACACACTATAAGGAGGAAAATAAAAAAACTGTTGATTAGTCGATCTATCATTTAACCTTTCAGTAGGGCCTGCTATAATAAGAACAATCTCGTTTATTAAAGGATATTGTCTAATAAAATTAAAAATGGGCCAAGCAGGTTCAGATACTTGTCTAGATTTAGAAGTTCCTTGTGTAGAATATAGTATTTCGTACCTAATTTTTCCTATGTCTGATTGGCTTTTATAGTCTGGATCTCTTATTAAAGGATTGGTATTAGGTATAAAAGGGCCTAATACAATAGACTTAACCCTAGCTATTTGGAAGTATTGGCCTCCAAATTTTTGGCTTTTTATATTTTCTCCAAATATTGACATTACGCGCTAGGGAGTTGTTTAGGATCTTTAATCTTTATAGTAGACACCTCACTGAATAGCTGTTCAATGTCCTTTTCGGTTAAAATTCCACTGTCTTCTGCTCCATCTTTCTTAGCTTCGGCAGAAGCCTTTTGGAATA